AAGAAAAATTATCTCCAACAGCAGGCGTTCAAGATGTTGGCGGTAATATTATTAGTACAGTTACATCTAAAGGTGCTGGAGGAACTACACCAAGAGTAACAAATGCTGGAGTTATATCTGGTAAATCGTTAACACCGGGTCTTACAACAGTTAATAATCTTGTTGGAACATATAATTCTAGCGGTGAATTTGTGCCATTGTCTGTGGAATCTTCTGGAGGAGGATTAGGCGGTGGTGGCTCAGAAATGCAAACAAATGCACCTGAAACAGTAAGCAAACCAAGCGTTGAATCAAAGCCAACTCAGCCTGCTGGAAATTTACAAAGTCAATTTGCTAATAAACAAGTAACAGCGACTCCATTAGTAAAAGATTTGTATAACGTACCAAAAAACGCTTTACAACTTACTACTCAACAAAAAGACCTTTACGACAAAGGAAATGCTCTTTACGATACAAGTTCAAAATTGGCAACACAAGCAAGTGACTCTAAGCAAACAATTAGACAAATACAAAATAATATTAGTGAAGCTGCTGGTGGCAAACCCGGGCAAATTCTTAGAAATGCTGGTAAATGGGTTGCTGGTAACGAAAAACTTGATATATTGATTAAAAGTTTGGCTGACAATCAGCAAAGACAAGCACAGCTTATGGGAGTTGATACCGTTCATGGTCAACAAGTTTCTGCAACTGCAAATGGTAGCGAAGATATTACAGCTGGGGCATTGAAATCAATTACTGAACGTGCTGATGCTACAAACACAGCATTTACAAAATTTCAACAAGGGTATGATAAGTTTGTTAGAAGTCGTGGTGATTTGGGTGGTAAAGTTAATTATCAAGCATTTCAACAAGAATGGGCTAATAATTATGACCCAAGAATATTTATGGTTCAAAACATTAACGAATCAAATTTTCCAAAAGCACAGAAAGATCAGGAAATTAGAAAAATACTTGGTTCATTAACTGATAATCAATTGGAAGAATTGCAAAGAAAATCAAGAAATATAAAACGTTTAGAAAGAGGAGATTTCTAAATGGTTGCATCTACCTCATATACTTATGATACTGATCCAGATATATTAGCATTTAAGCCAACAAACAAACCTTCGGATTTAATACCAACAGTTGCGCCAAAGAAAAGCACAATGTATGGTAAAAATCCAAATTTGCAATATAACGATTATGAGAATGATCCAGATATTGAAGCGTTCACACCGGGAAAACATAACGTAAATGCAATCAATACTACAAATGTATCTACACCTGAAGAACATTCTAAATTATTAACATATTTAAAAGATCGTAAAAAGTCACAAGATTTTTTTGCAAATCAATTAGGTGGCGTGGTAGAACCAGCTTTATCAGTTATTTCAGGGACAATTGCAAAGCCAGTTGGGCAGGCTTTTGGTGTTTTAAATAATTTGATTAGCCCTCAATATGGTACGCAAGAAGGTATAAAACGTGGTGAAAAAATTGCTGAAGATATACAAGAGCAATTTACTTACAAGCCTAGGACTGAAGCAGGGCAACAAAATTTAGAATCTTTATCAAAAGGTTTAGAGACCTTAACAGGCGGTTCACCATTGCCAGAAGTACAAGTTGTTGCGCCAACAGTAAGCCCAGCAGTATCTCAATTAAAAGATCAATTTAGAAAAGTTAAAGGTGCAATTCCTAAAGTTAGAATTGAAACCGTACCAAGCGGTTTACAAAGTGCTGGTGCTGCCGCAGCAAATCATCCAGAAGTATTGCAAGGCAATATAAACGCTGCATTGGCAGAAGCATCTCCCGGATTGCAAGAGCATGTACAAGCTCATCCTGCTGAAAGAATTAATATTTCAGCATTAGAAACAAGAGCTTTGGAGGAAAAACACGGTATTGATCTTACCCAAGGTCAAAGAACCAATAATTTAAATCAATATGTTAATGAATGGGATAACAGAGGAACAACTGAAGTTTTAGGTGAACATTTTAAAGAGCAGCCACATCAATTAAGTAATGCGTTTGAAAAATCAAAACTTAGACATGCTCCTGATATTCCATCAACTGCCGATGCTTCTGAGCTTGGGCAACATGAAATTAATGCCTTAACAGAAAAAGATGCTCAAAGAAAAGCAAATATTTCAGCTGCTTATAAAGCATTGGAAGATCAAAATGGTGGTCAATTTCCTATTGATTTAGGAACATTACAAGATAATATAAAAAATTCTTTATCAAAATCACTTAAAACTAGCCGTGTAACTTCGGAAATGCAAGCTGATTTAAATGATTTTTATAAAAATCCCACATTTGAATCTTACGAAGCATTAAGAACAAATCTTGCAAATGATATGAGAAATGGACCTTTAAATAATAGAGGCGCTGCTTATATTATTAGGCAAGAACTAGAAAATTTACCTATTTTTGGTGAAGAAGGAAATAATCCACAGGCAATGCAACTTAAGTCGTTGGCAGATAATGCTCGTGCTTTATATCGTGAAAGACAAAATGTTATAAAAAGCAATCCTGCTTACAAAGCAGCAATTAGAGAAGCTGCTGATTTACAAGAAGCTGCTTCTGAAGGTGAAAGTTTAAACGCAGCCAAGTTCCATAATAAATATGTTAGTACGGCTACGCCTGAAGCCATACGCCGTATGAAAGCAGAAATACCACAAGATCATATAGCCCATCAGGCAATAACATTTGGAGAATTAGAACGTGCTAAAAATTCTGTTGCTAATCCAAATGCTACTAGGATAAAAGCAGATACTTTTGCAGAATTTATGCGTAAAAATGCTCCTGCTTTAAAAGAATCTTTATCTCCTGAAGCGATGAAAGATGTAATGGAAATTGGCTTATTGTCTAGCAAAATTGCAAAACCTGAAGCTGGAACATTTAGTCATTCAAATACTTATAGCGCTTTACTTAGAGATTTAGCAAAACAAGGCGTTTCAACTGGTCTTGAAAGCACATTAGCAACAGCTACTGGTGGAAAATCAATCATTCCTGTTGGAATTGCTAAACAAATGTATCAGAAAATGACAAAAGAATCATTTGCGAAGGAAGCAACTCATCCTTACGCTGGAATTGTAAATAAGGAATAAATATGAGCGTCAATCTATCCCCAATCGGTAACGGATTTCAATTCTTTACCACCACAGGACTACCTTTAAACGGTGGTCTTCTTTACACCTATCAAGCTGGTTCAAGCACACCCTTGACCACTTACTCAGATAACGGTGGTGTGTTTCCTAATACCAATCCAATTGTTTTGGGAACAGACGGCAGACCACAAACTGAGATTTGGTTAACTTATGGTTTTAACTATAAGTTTGTTTTGGCTGATTCATCCAATAACGTCATTCAGACTTACGATAACCTTTACGGAATTATTGGGGTTCAAAGCACAGGCGGTGGTGGTGGAACGACCATTCCTAGCGGATTGATTGCCATTTGGTCTGGTGCGACAGGCTCTATCCCATCCGGTTGGCAGCTTTGTGACGGTACAAACGGAACGCCAGACCTTAGAAATTCATTTGTTTTAGGTGCAGGAAATTCTTATTCTGTTGGTCAAACGGGTGGTTCTACGGATGCGGTGGTAGTTTCGCATACGCACACAGCGACTTCTACTTCAACGGTGACAGACCCCGGTCACGTTCATAGTTATCAAGTATCTGGTAATGCAAACCAAACATTGTCAGGCGGTCCAAGTTTAGCAAACTTGGGATTAAGTTCAGCAAATACAGGTTCTGCTGTTACTGGCATTACAGTAGCCACAACAACTACAAACCAAACAGCTGGTGTTAGCGGTACAAACGCTAATATGCCTCCTTACTACGCTTTAGCCTACATTTTCAAGTTGTAATCATGTCTGAAATTGATCTTGTTAAATACGGTGTTCTTTGGCAAAAAGTTGAAGATTATGAGAAAAAATTTGATTCAATGGAAAAAAAGATTGACAAACTAGAAAGCTCAATTGAAAAACTTATTTCTATGGCTGACAAGTCTAGGGGTGGTTTTTGGGTTGGCATGATGGTAATTTCTGGATTGTCTAGTTTTATCGGGTTTCTCTCTCACTATATAACGATTAAATAATGGACCCGTTTACCCTAGCAATGATGGCATTGGGGGCGGTAAAGTCTGGGGTAGCGTTATACAAAGAGGCAAAAAGCGTAGGTAAGGAAGCGTTTGACGTAATTACAGAAATTTCGGATGGTTTAGGGTCATTTTTTGAACATCAAGAAAAGGCAATAGCTCATGCTAAAGAAGTTGAGAAAAATCCGCCTAAAGGCAAAAGTTTACAAGCCATTGCCCTTGACAACGTTATCAGAAGAAAAAGACTTGAGCAAGCAGAATACGACCTCAGACAATCGCTTATCTACGAATCACCGCCAGAGCTAGGGGCGCTGTGGGAGGAGTTTCAAAAGGAAAGAACTAAACTTCTCGCAGATAAGGATAAGTTTGACAAGGCTCAAAAAAAAAGGATATTGCAGAAGCCAGAGAACGAAAAGAAAGAAATGAGCGCTGGAATGTACGAATTGCAATTTGTATTGCAGTCTTGGTTGTTGTCTTCACGGTAGTGGGGGTTCTTTACTACATTCAGCAGGATTATCAGGCTAGTTTGATAGGTGACAAAAGTCATATAGAATTTAAAAAGAAGTTTCATAGTAACTCAAAAGAGATGGAATGTTTTGAGATATTTAGAGAAACCGGGTATCTACCCAAATATTGTAATTAGGAGTTAATATGGATTGGCTTAAAACGATTGCACCAACTATTGCCACCGCCCTTGGTGGACCATTCGGAGGATTAGCGTATGAAGCAGTTTCAAAAGTTCTTGGAGTTTCTCAAGATGATGCAAAAAAGATGCTTGAAGATGGCAAACTCACTTCTGAGCAAATTGCAAGCGTTCAGCAAGCGGAAATAGCGCTTAAGGCTAAGGCGCAAGAACTTGGGTTAGACTTTGAGCAGTTGGCGGTGGCTGACCGAAAGTCGGCAAGGGAGATGCAAACAAATACGCACTCCTTTATTCCTCCCGTCCTTGCTATTATGGTCACCATCGGGTTTTTTGGTATCTTATACGGGTTAATGACAGAGCAATTTAAAACCTCTGATGCACTTCTTTTAATGCTTGGTAGCCTAGGCACGGCATGGACGGGTGTTATTGCGTTTTATTTTGGGTCTTCAGCTGGATCACAAGCAAAAGATGCCATGTTACATAAATCAACACCTACGGAGCAAAAATGATTAATTCAAGAAATTTAGACGATTTATTGCCTGAAGTTAAAGAAAAGGTAGAAGACTTTATTAAGGCTTGCCAACATTCTGGTATTGATTTATTGGTCACATCTACTTATAGAGACAATGAAAGCCAAGATGCTTTGTATGCTCAAGGACGTACAACTGAAGGCAAGATCGTCACCAACGCAAAAGGTGGTGAATCTTTCCATAATTACAGATGTGCGGTGGATGTTGTTCCATTGGTCAACGGCAAAGCAGATTGGGACGGTTCACATCCTGTTTGGCAAAAGATAGGTGAACTTGGTGAACAAGCTGGTTTAGAGTGGGCTGGTAAATGGATACACTTTAAAGAATTGGCTCACTTTCAATATACTGGTGGACTTTCACTAGCTCAATTACAAGAAGGGGAAAAAATAGCATGACAAACTTTAAAATATCTGGCAAAACGCATGAGTCTAAAAAAGGACACTATGTAGTTGAAAGAGACCATAAACTCGCAACAGAACATGAGTTGCACAGACTTGAAAAAAAGCTAGACAAGCACATGAGCCTACCGATGGAAAAGGCTCACAGAGGCACAGAACAGCCCAATGCAGGCATCCCAGCTCTGCGTAAGTGATTAGTTAGTTGATTCCCTTTTCCAAGCCTCATAGGTTTCGGGATAGGGAACTTCGGGCGGCCATAAATCGTGGTGAATTAAAGCCCAAACTGTATTTAGGTGCGCTGCGTCCCAAGCTCTAGTCTTTTCTTCTCTAGTTAGCTCCCTGCCCTGATCTATCATCATGTGGCAGTCATAACAAAGGGAGGCTACATAAACGTCTGAGGCTTTAATAGAGCGCCCTTTGCCGTGTTTAGACTGGTTACTGTGAGCTGCAACAACTCCATGTTCAGACCCGCATATCTGACAAGGAATAAGTCTTGCCCTCTCCAGTATTTTCTTGGATCGGACGTATGTTGTCTTTGCAATTGTGGTCATCTGGCTTTATGTTCCAAGTATTTGTGCATCGTTTGCACCTGTATATTTTAGTGAATAACTGCTTAATCTCGCCCCTAGCGTGATTTCTGCCCTCATAACATCTTATTGT